ACTCCCGTAGTATAGTCTCCTATTTTTTTCCAAAAACTAGTAAGCCCGTCTACTTTATCATACGCAATAAACATTCTTCCCATTCTTGCTTTGGCTTCATCATCTACACTTCTAATATGAGTTAAATTTTTTATAGCAGATACTTCATTAACTTGAGATTGACGCATTAATTCGGCAAATTCATCTATTCTTTCATCTATATCAGGTATACTTCTTCCTGTTCTTTCGAGCATAAATAAATAAGAATCCTCATCAAATTGAGAATCCTGTCTAAGTATATCTAATGTTAGATCATCTCTTAAATAATATTGTTCAGCCATAGTTTTTGTAATGCTCCGTAAGGGTTTTTATTCGTTAGAAAAAAGTTCATTAAATGATTGTACATGGCTTGTAAACCTGTGCGAATTATAATATGTTGGAGCTTCATTAGCCTTCCTTAAATCAATGTCTTGTTGAATTAATTTGCTCGTAAATAATCCTGCTTCTTTGATTATTGCTATGACCGTTTGTTCAGACATTGTTTCATTCTGATAACTAGCTATAGCGTTATCAACATCACGTTCAAGGGCGATTAACTCACTTGCATTTTTTTGTTGTTCTGGTGTTCCCGTTACACTATCATCAAGATCATTAATTTTAATTAAGTGTTCTTGTATAAAACCACCTACAAGATTATCATAACCGGCAACTACTACACCTAATCTTTCTCCCATTTCTTTTTTTGGTCTGCTTTCTACTGTTTCTGCCCTACGTGAACCAAGTATTTTAATAATTATATCATCCCTTGTAATGTCTGTATTTCCCTCTTTAATTGACGAAAGAATAGGGTCGAATATTTGTCCAGTACTTATTTCAAGGTTATAAGGAGCTTCATTTAATTGTTTCTGTATATCCTGCAGAAGTGGATATAGTGTATTTGCTATTTGAGTTTGATCCCCTGATCCAACTATTCTTTGCCATTCGTCGTCACCAAGATTACCTAAAATATTATTGAGTCCATCCCTTAAAACACCAGCCGCCGCTGTTTCTAAAATAGGATCAGCACCTGCCTGATCTTGCTTTTCCCTTATCTCGGCAAGCCTATTCTCTGCTGCGAGACGCGCTGCTTTTTGTTCTGCAGTTTCTACTTCTACATCATCAGGTGTATCTCCTGCTGCTCCTACTTCTGTTGTTCTTGTTTGTTTTTTTGCTACATCAAAGAAACTTTTTCTTTCCCCTGAAGATAGTACTGCCTGAGATAACCAATAATTGTGGATTTGAGTTGCAGTGACATCTTTAAGATCAACATCATACCTTTTTAATGCCCTTTGTAAGTCTCTTAACATAGCAGGAGTTATATTTGTCATCTTATTTACTGCGTCGGTATCCATTACGGCATTATTTCTTTCTCCTTCCTTTAGTTCTTTTATAAAAGCACTATCGGTTAGCCCCTCCTTTTTACTGTCATGCAGATACTCATAGAAATTTATAACAGCAAAATCACCCATTGATTCATTTTGTAAAACTCTAGCATCATTAAAATCAAGATTAGTACTGCTTAAAATATCACTCCATAATGATACCATACTGCTTTCTGTATTATTAGCTGCTAGTTCTAATTCACTTGCTGGGTTCTGTGATGCCCAAAATTCTCCCATGAATGTTCCCTCAAGAGCGAAATGAGGTACGAGTGTTCGTCTAACATTCCTACCTTGTGTATTAAGTTGTGTAAAAGTTACAGGTTTATTATTCCTAGATAATAGTTCTACTATTGTGGCATTTTTAGCAGTAAAATTCTGTATTCTAAGAACATCTCCCAATTTCATAGCATCAGGATATTCTTTACTTTTATGGTCAATTAACCAAGAGGTATCAGCATCTGTGTTTTCACGTTTCCATTCTCCAACTGTCATGTTAATAAATTCATGTTCATCTTCAGATTCTTTAAGTTTTAGAGCTGCTTGTTCATAAGTATCTCTAGCAGTTTTAAGTGCTATTTCCTGTTCTTCTATTTTTATTGCCATTTCTCTTGAAAGATATCGCCTAAATCCTTCTGGTGTTTTTATTGTTTCATATTCCTTTCTATCCGCCATTAGATCAGCAATTTGATCTCCAGTTAAACCTAAAACACGACCAGCAGTATCTAATGCTTCTTTACGTTCTCCTCCCGGCAAACCAAATTGTTTGCTAAATGCATTTCGTAATTGAGCAGCAATTGACATTTCTTGATCACGATCCATATCATCAGGAGATATATTTCCAACTATTCCTGCTGCCGTAGTCTTATACCACTCTTCATCAAATGCTTGTCTTGTTTTTATCCCTGCATCCAAAGAGGGAGCTTCCATACCAAATACTTTATAGGGATCAAATTCAGGTTCACCAATTTCAACAGGTTCACCAATTTCAAATTGCCTTCTACTTGGATGCACAGATATTCTTCGTCTCAGCTCTATTTCTGCTTCTTCAGCACTTTTCTTACTGCTTGCTTGGTGCCTTAGTTGCGCTTCTCTAAGATCCTGTTTTATACCTTCAAATTCTTCTTGTGATCTTGAGGCTAAAAATTTAGCATTTTTTGTATCAAACCCATTCTCTTCTGCCCATTTAAGTGCCTCTCTTACACGTTTTAATTCTAATTTACGTATATCATATAGACGACCACCTTCAGTAATTGCTCGTGATGCAGCTATGTTAATTATATTTTGCCTATCTGCCGCCGATTTTTTAAATCCAGCAGTAGTTTCTTTTGCAAATCCCGATACTATATCTGCTACAATAAGTGGCATAGTTAGACCTCCATTTCTTCTGCTGTTGTTTGAGACATTATCCCCATATTAGTCTTTTTAGCAGCATTTCTAATATCTTCTAATTCAGTTTCTTCAAATCTTTCTTCAATTTCTTCTGCTTCAGGTTCTGCTGCAGCACGTTCAACCAAAAGCTGATCTACACTACCGTCTTTAGCTCTAGTAAGTCCTGTTTTATATTCAACTCCAACTTCATCCGCTATAGCAGTTATTAATTTAAACATCGCTGGAGAAATAAGTACAGCTACATCAATAGTATGTAGTCCTTGCATAACTCCAGCAATAAGAATAGAATCTACCAAAGTTGCAGCAGGATACCCCAACTCTAAAATTTCTAACATATGTGCTGTTCTATCTGGCAAACTTATTTGTTTTACATAGTATTCTAAAGCGTCTTCTGGATCAGAATATTTAGCTGGACGTTCCCAAGGTCTAGATCCAAGTTCCGCAGTCAAAGATTGACCGGGAATAGGCGCAGTCATTTCTGTTATTTCAATATTGGGCATTTTATGCAATATCCTTTTCTGGTGCTATGGGTTCTATTTGCCGCATACGATAGGTTTTTAATGCCGTATCAATTGAGTCTGCATAGTTCTGCTTCCTAGTTTTCCACTCTGGTGCTTTAGTTGTTTTTTTCATCAGTGGCTTAAAAAATTCTTCTGCTGCTTCTGTTTCTCTAAAACTTGCTCTCTGTGCTAATATCCTTCTTTTAGACTTATCAAGAAAAGCAATAGCATTAAGTATTTGTTCTTCAGTAGCACCAGCTATATCAAGTGCATAGGCAAGGTGAGCTTTACTAAAATCATAAGTACCTTGTTCTGTTGTTAATGTTTTAAATAAACTGGCTATGTCAGTTTTTGTACCGTCTGTTTTTATAAAGTTTTGTATTGCCCTAGCAGACCCACTTTCTTGTTCTGCTAAAAGCGTATTAACTCTATTAAAATAACCTGTATTTGCAGCTTCCTCGTTAACTACTGCAGATTCAGTAAGGGTTATACTTGACATTATTTTCTCCTATATGCTATAGTAATGGGGCCATTATCAAAATACCCACTCCGCAAGAGAGCTTAGTCCAACTTGAATAAATGGTTGTGCTACTTGTGCAATAAAGCCACCTACTTGTGATGATCGTTCCCTATCAGCTTGAAATTCTGCTAATTCTCTTGTATTAGCAGCATTAACTTGTGCCAGTTGTATAGAAGCAATACGATCTAATTCACTTTCTCCAGATGTCCAAGCAAACTCAAGCATATCTCTATATTCTTGCCAGAGATTATCGTATGCTTCATTACTAAGCTCAAGCAAATTCTGTGCGTTAAACTGATTTTGAAAATTTGTAGCTGCTGTATCTGCAGTTGCAATCTCTCTACGCCACACTGCATTACTCTGCCCAATAGCTAATTGATTACGAGCATTAAATTGGTCACGTTGATTGGAAATCTCTGAATTAAATCTTTGTAGGGCATTTACTTCACCAGCATTAAACTGATTCATAGCATTAGACTGTGCAGTGTTTTGTTGTCCTATACCGGCAATAAGGTTTGCAAAAAATTGATCTGTTTGTTGCTGACTTGTAGCATTAAATTGTCTAGCTGCATTCTCCGCTGCTGCGTCTGTCAATAAGCTTTGTGCTTGTTGTTGTGAGTTCACTACTGCAGCCTGTTGATTATTATTTAAATTACCTACATCTAATTGTAAAAAGTTTTGTGCATTCTGTACAGCAGCTTGTTGTCTGTTATTTAGATTAGAAATGTCTAAATTAGCTAATGCTCCTGCATTTGCCATCACAAGAGCTTGTTGATTACTTAAATTTGTTAAATCTACTGTCTGTGTTAACTTTGAGTTTTCCAAAGCTATCTGTTGATCTGCAGTAAAGTTTCTATTTGCAATATCAGATACAGTGGCAGCATTTCTTACACGAGTTTGAAAAGCTTGATCAAACTCCTGATTTAAAAACTGCGCTCTATATTGCCCTGTCAACATTGCTGTCTGTTGTCTATTCGTTAAATTCTGTGCTTCAAAGGCAGCTATAGTTTTTGCATCTGCTTGTGCAATTGGAAAAGAAGCCTCAAGAGCAGCTTGGACAATTGCTTGACCTGCCATACTACTTGCACCCAAACCTCTTGCTTCAAGCCTCTGTGTAGCTGTACGTATAGCTCCTGCAGCCCAAAATGGTACATTGCCTTCTGCAAACTGTTGAGATAGTATATCAAGTTGTCCCTGTACAGTAGCAGCTAAACTTGGATTAGCTTGAGCAGCTACTAAAGCAGGTTCTACAAAAGCTGCCGCCTGAACAGCCTGTTGTGCAGGACCAGAAATTTGTTCTGCTGCTTGTAATGCTCTGTCAGCAGGAGCTTGAACTTGAGCAGCTTGCGCCTGTTGAGCAGCTTGTAAATTAGCTATTTGTGTTTGTGCTTGTTGAGCAGCTTCTATAGTTTGTGTAGGCGCACCTATTTGTGCCGCCTGTATAGCAACTTGTTGTACAGCAAGTGCTGCTTCCTCTGCAGTTACTTCAGCAGCTTGTGTAGGTGTAGGAGCTACAGTCTGAGCTATAGGAACTTGAGCAGCTTCAGCAATAGTTAAATCTGCACCTACTTGTCCTGTAGTTGCAGCAATATTCTGTGCTTGTTCAAATGGAGTTAAAGCAGCTTGAAATTGTGTGCCATAGGGAAGTGCAGGAGTTAAAACCCTTTGTCCACTAATTTGACGAAGTGAAGGGTCTGTACCACCAACCGCTGGTGCGGGTTGGATCGGAGTTGGTTGGGTTGCTGGTTGGACTGCTGGCTGAGGGCGAAATGCCCACTCTTCCCATTCTGGATTCTTGACCCAGTTTTCGTCTATCCAGCCCTGCATTTGTTTATATTCTGGAAGATTTGGATCTGGCGTCCATTCCGGCGGCGGCGGTGGCATTGATATATAACGCTGCGGCTCTGGAATTGGATTTTCCCAGCCAATCATTTGTGGAGATGCATATCCACCAGCTTGAAATTGTGGTATATTCTCCTGTTGATATATATCTGCATCCTGTTGAGCAAAATACTGTTGTGCTACATCTGGATTTTGTTCAAGATATTGAGGAAAAAAGCGCATGTCTCCTTGATAGCCTAACTGTGCTGCTCTCTGTGCTAATCCTTGTTGATCGTATCCTACAGCCATGTTGTTTATTCCTTTATTTCTACTTCCTGCTCATTGGTAGTTTCATTAGCACGTTGAAGTATATCTATTTCTTTTTCAAGTTCTATATTAAGTGCAGTACAACGAACAAGCCTATTTAGCGTATCATTTCGTTGCTCTATCAATACCTCAATAATAGTTTGTGAGTTTATGTCTTTTGTTGCCATATTATATTTTCCCAAAAAAATGTTCTCCAAGTGCTATACTTATTTATCTTCTTCTTTTTCTTCTTGTTCTGGCTCATCCCCTAAGATTTTTACGCCATAACCAGCGTCCCTTAGAAAAATACGAATTTCCGATATTGGCCTAGACCAAGCCATATGTGTAACTACATTTCCCCAACCATAAGCAGATACCATACTTGGAACTCCTATAAGCTCATATTCTCTACGAGGACTATATACATACAAAGCACCTCCTGAGTTACCGAAAATTATAGGGGCACTTGCCAAATACAGATCATTACCATGTATATCTTTTCCATAACCAGAAAGCAACCCCATAGTCGGAAAAGGGGGCTTACCTAACCCTGCGCCAACAGCATAGACTGTTTGAAAAATCCAAGGACCGTCATCTTTATCTTCTGGATATAGTTTAGCTACATGAGGCATCTGACGTTCTGTATCTTCTACCTGTAGCAAAGCCAAGTCTCTACTTTTATCATAAGCTACAATATTAGCAATCCTACCGATAGTTCCTACCGCTATGCTAAAATTGTTATATTCCCATAAATCAATATTTACAGGACGCCTATTCTCTGTTTCTATATGTTCTTTTTTCTCAGAGTTCCAGACTTTGTTCAATTTTACATAGTTTTGAACTACATGCCAATTAGTTAGAACATAGCTTTCATAATCAAACTCTTCATTTTGTTCAGAATAGACAACAGTTCCAGACCCTGACCCATTACCTAACCTTACAAGAACAGTAGGGTACAACATTTCAAGGTGTTCTTGTTCAGGAACAACCCCACTTTTTTTAGGGTTAGCAAAGCTTTGGCTTGCTACACACATAGAAATAATTAGTACCATAGATATAATAAATTTATTCATGTTTTTGCCTTTCAATTGGTTCTCTAAGCGAGGGTGTAATTGTTTTATTTAATCCAAATATATTATTTCAACTTAGCCCGTTCTACAGCAATTTTTGCACGGTTAGCTTTGAACCATGCCCGACCTTCCGCCGATCCACCGCTGTCATCAGGAAGTGCTTCAGCTAATCGTTGGGGAATTTCTAACGCCTCAAGGCGAAAGATTTCATTTAATGCATCACTATTATCCCGATTAATTTTTTCATCGTCTGTCATAGCACGTTTCTTTGCTGTTGCAGTGACTTCCGTTTTAGTGACCACTGTATCTTCACCATCCGGCGTTTCATCCGCACCAAACTCTACAGAAACTTCCACATAAGGAACCCATCCTAGTGTTTTCAAATAAGCATCATCACCCTCCGATAAATTCAAACCAGAGATATTGCGCCAAGTTTTGGGAAGTGTTCCCCGATAAGTTATGACTCCATCTTCAACGTGTGCGTATAACATTTTAATTTCTCCTATGCTGCCAGTAACTCGTTGGAATTACAGTTATTATCTTCCCATAGATCATCTACTGGATAAAAGGGATGATTTTCCCATAAATGATACGACAACGGTACTAATGGTCCAAATAGTCCAACTTCTATATTCCATAATTTATTAAATGTGCAACGCTCCTCAAGATACGGCCAGTATCTAGCTATCTCGTTGAATGGTTGCCAATAATTTTGCAAGATGCCTTTTTCCAGTAAGAAAGTAACCCCTGTATGGCCTATAGTTCGCCATGGACGATCTGTACCACCGACGATCATACCAGTAGAACCATCGCCTCTATCATTATTAGGCAAACCCCTACGATCTTCTGGTTCATCTATATAATTGGAAGGACAGTCAACTAGCGTCATAGCCATAAAAGGAAGGGTGCAGCGGTGCTTGAATTTTTCCCATGTATCTAGAGCCACCGCTAGAGCATTTTCATAATGTAAGTAATCGTCCTCAACTACATAAACTAAATCGGCAGTACTTTCCTTTGCTAATGTAAGAGCCTCTAACATACTAGCATTATTACCTGTACCTTCTAGCGTCTGAATTGTTGCGTTCTTTCCAAGAAAAATTGTTTCATTACGCAAAAATTGTACTGTCTCAGCAGTGGAATGATCATCCAGTATAGTTAAGCTAGGCTGCTCTGGTAGAGCCTTGATAGCAGTACAAAGTGAACGAACACAGCGCCAAACAATATCCTTCTTGGGCTTATCAAACCTTCTGGAATGCACACTATCCCCATCATAAGTTCTAAGTATAATATCAAGCTGCTTCACGAAGTACCACCATTTCAGCTAATTGTTTAAACGGTGCGAGCCAATCATCAGGATCAGTCTGTCGCAATAATGTAACACTGTCATAATATGGCGTTGATATTCCGGGTAAGGTCCATAAATAATATGGTACTACAGGAACGATTATCATTGTTGGTACTCCCATAGCCCCGGCAAGATGAGCAATACAAGTACAAGAAGTTACAATCATCTCACAGCTAGATATTGCTGCTGCCGTTGCTGTCCACGTTGATAAATCCACTTTTTCTACCCAGTCTGGGCAATACTCTTCTCCCTCGTCTTTTTGTAAATTGATACAATAGGCTCTGTCTTTCATAGTGTTAAATAATAGCTCATGGGGAAACAAGCGCTTAGTTTGATGTTCATATGCTGGTAAACCACTCCACCGCAAACCAACGCGATGCGGCACTATATCTGCTGATGCAGGAATATACGGAGAGCCATCAATGTCTGCCGAATTTTGGTAGCCAAGCTGAATCGGTGCGGACATAGCAGGGAGGTAGAAATCATGTAACACACCACAAGCTGCTTCATGCTGTACTACAACGTCCACCCCTTCAGCGTGTCGCAGTATGTCAGCTAAAGATGATCCACATGAAACAACTACCGTACAACCTAGTTTTTTGAGTTCACGAGCGTATCGAACTTGATGTATTTGATCTCCAAGACCTCGTTCTAGACGCAATAAAACTGTTGCATTCTCTTCGCCATCCCAAAGAGGCATAATCGAACCACAGTGAGGATCACCCCATACAAGGGTTTCTCTTCCTTTATCTAGCAGAAAATATCCTTCTTCCACCTCATCGTCACTCAGTTTTGCCCAACCAGCATTAAAACAAATGTCGCTATCATCTGGATAAAGGGAGAGATTCCTATAAGCTAAGCGTTTGGATTTCTCAAAGTCTCCAGCCATAAGAGCATCATGCTGATATGTTATCGGCAGCTTCTGTTTCTCTGGTTCTGGTTTATCATTCCAGAACTCACCACCTTGATAAAAGTTCCACAGACTTTGGCCGAGAATATGTTTGGCTGAGTACTGTCGTTTTTTGATTTTCCCACGAACTTTGTGAAGGTCTTTAATACCCCAAGCCTCATCTATTTCTTTGCTATCAATGATATTATCAAAGTCATAATCGTAATGGCTTAGTCCAACCCATTGCTCAATTCGGTTCAGTTCATGTGCTGGGTTATCTACTAAATCCTCGTATTCAATAAAGAGGAAGTTATCGGGATATTCTTCATATCCGTTTTTAAGAACTTGATAAGAATTAAACAGATGAATAGCTAATTCTCCACGCTTACAGAAATCTGTTACGTTATCCGGCTTCATTAATTTAGCAAAGGACGCTAAACACTCAGCAACAGGTCGTACAGCAGCTATAATTTTAACATCACCCTGCACTTCCATCATGGTCTTCATAATCTGTGGAGCGGGCCATCCTCTTCCCTTATCGAACACCAACTTGTCCGTATCGTAGCGGCTATCCTGTATGCCCTTGAGGATACGAATGATGTCTTCCTTCTGCCCCTCACTAGCCTTGGTGGTTGGGTCTTGTTCCCACACCTTTACAGTTGCGCCCATGGTGTCGCATAGGTTGGAGGTGGGTGTTGCGTATACATCTGGTCGCTGGTTCAAGATCGAGGTGAGAAGCGTTGAGCCGCTACGGGGAAGTGATGCTAAGAATATCACGGTGCTGATCCCTTGATGGCACCTAAACCCATGGACATGGCAAAGGTTTCTGCCCATGTTGTCAGTGTCCCAACTTGTATGGGGCTGGATGCTTTGACATTTTCCGTACCGCGGCCGCTAAGTCCTTTATAGTTCGATCCCCAAGACCACAGAGTCCCATTGGTTTGAACCGCTACAGTGTTCAGTCCTGAAGTTGCCACACTATGCCAATGCTTCAGAGTTCCTACCTGTACAGGACTAGACCGGAAGACAACGGTACCATCCCCAAGCGCGCCGTCGTCGTTGCTGCCCATGCCCCAAAGTGTTCCATCCGTTTTAATAAGCATTACATTGGTGTTGTTGGGACCCTGTCCGCCGTGGGACCAATCGGTAAGAGAACCGACTTGTACGGGAGAGGAAGTAGTAACAACCGTGCCGATACCCAACTGACCTACATTATTCTGCCCCCAAACCCACAGAGTACCATCAGTTTTCACCGCTCTAAATCCATGTTTAGAGGAGGAAATTTTTGACCAGTCTGTCAAAGAACCGACTTGTACGGGAGAGGAAATATCTATAACGCTGCCGCGTCCGTTTGCGCCATGATTTCCATCCCCCCAAGTGAAAAGTTTACCATCTGTTCTAATCCCAGCAGAAGCGCCGGTAGTACAGGCAATAGCGGACCAAGTTGTGAGAGCACCAATTTGTACGG